TGGTCTGAAGTGCCAGGTCGTGATCAGGTTTGGAAAGAACAAACAATTGCCAACACATCAGAGGCACAGTTCAAGGTTGAGTTTGAGTGTGAATTTCTAGGATCTGTTAATACACTTATTGCTCCATCTAAATTAAAAACTCTCGTATTCAATGACCCAATACAGAAAAATGCAGGTCTTGATATCTATGAGGCACCAAGAAAGGATCATAATTATCTAATTACAGTCGATGTTGCTCGTGGTCTTGGAAATGATTATTCCGCTTTTCTCGTATTTGATATCACAGAGTTTCCATATAAGGTTGTAGGTAAATATAGAAATAATGAAATCAAACCGATGTTATTTCCAAATGTAATACACGATATTGCAATGGCATATAATAAGGCATTTGTTTTAGTCGAAGTAAATGATATTGGAGATCAGGTAGCATCGATTCTAAATTATGATTTAGAGTATGAAAACTTATTAATGTGTTCACAACGTGGTCGTAATGGTCAGGTTGTTGGTGCTGGTTTTAGTGGGAAGAGATCTCAACTTGGAGTTAGAACTACAGCAGCAGTTAAAAAGTTAGGATGTTCTAATCTCAAGACATTACTTGAAGACGATAAAATATTAGTTTGTGACTATGATATCATATCAGAACTTACAACATTTGCTCAGAAACATAATTCATTTGAGGCAGAAGAGGGATGTAATGATGACCTAGCAATGTGTCTTGTAATATTCTCGTGGTTAGTGGCACAAGATTACTTTAAGGAAATGACTGATAATGATGTGCGAAAGAGAATATATGAAGAACAAAAAAATCAAATAGAGCAGGATATGGCACCCTTTGGTTTTATTTCAGATGGTTTCGATGAAGACACATTTGTTGACAAAGACGGTGATTTATGGAAGACTGATGAATATGGAGATCGTTCCTATATGTGGGATTATTATTAATGGCATACTTTTTTCTTATTGGTTCGCAGTTTTTTAATTTCTGGTTCTTCTGTAATATTGCCTTTAATATAGCATCACGTTCAGCACAAGTTCCTGGTTCTGATATTATTTGGAGAGGTGATTTGTAATGTTAGATCCAGTAGAAGTCAATAAATCATTAGATGATATACGTCCTTATATTGAATCTGATGGGGGATATCTTGAGTTTGTCGAGTTAGATTATAATTTAGATGAGAATGTAAGAATGTATTATGGTGTTAGAGAGGGTGAAGAAGCAGCAATCGTAAAGGTCAGATTAAGTGGAGCTTGTGAATCTTGTGCGATGAGTGCTCAAACACTTAAAATGGGTATTGAAAGACATCTTACACAAACCTTCCCTGAAATAGTAGGAGTAATTCAAGTATTATGAATTCAGTTATTCTCTTATTATGCTTCATGCCGATTGTGATTATATTCATTGTCATGAAACTTGCAACTTGGTTATCCTTAACAACATTTGAGTCTAAGTATATCAGAGAGGAAGCAAAGAAACCTCACGGTCCATATTATCCAGATGCGTATGCTGATATTGATGAGGAGGAAGAAGAACGTTGGAATTCGACGAACAACTAGAACTCGGTCACTTTACACTCTCAGAAAGAAAGTGTAGAGTTTGTGGTGTGATGAAAGATTTAATTGATGGTTATTATCTTACAAGAAAAAATAAAAGTATTAAATCATCATACTCTTATGAATGTAAGGAATGTACGATTAAAAGAGTGAGAAATAAAAAGAAACCAAAGATCAAGGATTGGGAGTATCCAGATTGGTAGTTCATGCATTGTTTCCCCAGTGTAATAATGGTAAAGAATAAATAATTTCAGAAAAAATATCCTGAGATTCGGAGAAACGAATATGGCTTTAAATTTAGCCTCTCCTGGTATCGTAGTAAGAGAAGTTGACCTTACCATCGGTAGAGTAGACGCTACAAGCGGCTCTATAGGTGCATTAGTTGCTCCCTTTACGAAAGGTCCCGTGGAGGAAGCTCAACTCATTGAGAGTGAGGAGGATCTATTACAAACTTTCGGTCAACCATATTCGGTTGATAAACATTATGAATACTGGATGGTTGCATCATCATTTTTAGCATATGGTGGTACATTGCAGGTTATTCGTGCAGATGATTTTAACACTGCTACAGGTGTTGGACTAAAAAATTCATTTGTAGGAACTGCATCAAGCATTAGAATTAAGAGTGGCACACATTATAATCAGTTAGGTTATGATGAAAATACTATTACTGGTGTAACAGTAGCTGCTAAAACTCCTGGTAGTTATGCGAATGGAATTAGAGTTTCGATAATAGATGGTAAGGCAGATCAAATTTTGACTGTTAACTCTGGTAATAATACACCAGTTGGAACTGCTGTTACACAAACTGCAGTAGGAAGAATTTTACCTGGTGCTGCTGGAACAAGTCTTCTTGACGGTTTTGTAAAAGGTATCGTCACAGAAAGCACAGATACAACACTTGAAGTTAAATTACTTTCACATGTATCTGCTGCTGGAACAATCACACCTGTAGATTACAAACCAGGTGGTGTTTATAACTTTAATGCTTCTGGTAATGTTGGTTTAACAACTGCAGGACAAGCAATCACAGCAACAGGACAAACAAAAGCATACACACAACAAGTAGATTGGTTCTCACAACAGAACATTGAATTAACAAGTAAAGACCAGAACGGTAATGCTGTTAAATTAGAATGGGATCAACTTGCAGAAAGACCTGGCACATCATCATATGTTGCATCAAGAGGTGGTCGCTTTGACCAAGTTCATGTTGTAGTAATAGATGATAAAGGAGAAATCACAGGTAATGCTGGAACAATTCTTGAGAAGCATCTTAACTTATCAAAAGCAACAGATGCTGAATATTCAGTTGGTTCAACTGCATATTGGAGAAAGTTCTTAGCAACTAACTCTAAGTATATCTACGGTGGTAGTGCTCCTACTGGTATTACAACTATCAGTTATGGAACAGATTCAACCAACACATTAGATACTGATAACGGTTGGGATCAGGCAGCAGATTCTGCTGGTGCTGGATTTGGTGCTTCTGGAGTATTCACTGGTTCACTCGCAGGTGGAACAAACTACGGTGGAAAATCAGATTACACAACATCAGGTGCATTAAACTCAGGTGTAGATGATCTAATTACAGGTTACACTTTATTTGAGAATACTGAAGAGATTGAAGTTGACTTCATTCTTATGGGTGCAGCACATCATGTGAAGCATCAATCACAGGCAGTTGCCGAAAAAGTAATTGCTGTTGCAGAAGCAAGAAAAGATGCAGTTGCATTTGTTTCACCATTCCGACAAGCATTCTTGAATGATAGTTCAGTTGGAACTGTAACTGTGAATAACATAGACACGATAACAAATAATGTTGTTGATTTCTATGGTCCGATCACATCAACCACATACGGTGTGTTTGATAGTGGTTACAAATACATGTTTGATAGGTTTAATAATACCTTTAGATATATTCCACTAAATGGAGATATCGCAGGAACATGTGCTAGAACTGATATAGAACAGTTCCCTTGGTTCTCACCTGCTGGAACAGCAAGAGGATCAATTCTGAATTCTGTAAAACTTATTTACAATCCAGGTAAAAAACAGAGAGACATTCTATACACAAATAGAATTAACCCTGTGATACAATCACCTGGTGCTGGTATTATACTCTTCGGAGATAAGACTGGATTTGGTAAGTCATCAGCATTTGACCGTATCAACGTTCGTAGATTGTTCATTTTCTTAGAAGATGCTATTTCAGCAGCGGCTAAGGATCAACTCTTTGAGTTCAACGATGAACTAACAAGAACAAACTTCGTAAATATTATTGAACCATTCCTAAGAGAGGTTCAATCCAACAGAGGTATATTTGACTTTGTTGTGATTTGCGATGAAACAAATAACACTGCAGCAGTCATTGATCGAAATGAATTTGTTGCTGACATCTTTATCAAACCAGCACGTTCTATCAACTTCATTGGTCTAACCTTTGTCGCTACTAGAACAGGTGTTGCATTTGAAGAAGTAATTGGTTCCGTTTAATTAACAGAGGTTTAACCAACTATGGCTAGTAGAAATCAGATCAATCCACCACCATTAAGGACGATTTCCGACTTTAAGACTAAGTTGACTGGTGGCGGTGCTCGTGCTAATCTGTTTGAAGTTGTTCTAACATTTCCAGATGCTGCTCAACCACCCTCTGATGTTCTTGATAAATCAAGATTTTTAGTTAAGGGTGCAAGATTACCAGCTTCAAACATCGCACAGATAGAAGTGCCTTTCAGAGGAAGGGTTCTTAAAATCGCAGGTGACAGAACGTTCGATTCATGGACAGTTACAGTTATCAACGACACAGACTTTGCAATAAGGTCAGCGTTTGAGAACTGGATGAATACAATTAATAAGTTAAGTGATAACACTGGTTTAGTTAATCCAGCAGATTATCAAGCAGACGCATTTGTATTCCAACTTGATCGTGATGGTCAGAGTCTTAGAAAGTATCGTTTCTATGACACATTCCCAACACAGGTCGGTCCTATTGAACTATCGTATGATGCTGCTGGTATCCAGGAATTCACTGTTGAACTACAAGTTCAGTATATTGAAATCCTAAAAGGAGACAGTCCAGTTTCAGGCGGTGAAAACATCAGCTAAATAGAACATAACAACAGTTCAATCAAAATAATATAATGGCAAAACTTTTTGGTTTTTCAATTGAGGATTCACAAGATAAATCCACCAAAATAGTCAGCCCTGTTCCTAAGAATAATGAGGACGGGGTTGACTCTTATATTGCAAGTGGGTTTTATGGTCAATACGTAGATATTGAAGGTGCATATCGTAACGAACACGAATTAATAAAAAGATATCGAGAGATGGCACTTCATCCTGAAGTGGATAAAGCTATCGAAGATGTCGTCAACGAAGCAATCGTCACAGATTTATATGACTCTCCTGTAGAGGTTGAGTTATCTAACCTTAATGCTAGTGAAAGTATTAAGAAAAAAATTAGAGAAGAATTTAGATATCTAAAAGAAACAATGGACTTTGATAAAAAGTCTCATGAGATATTCCGTAATTGGTATATTGATGGAAGATTATATTATCTTAAAGTAATTGATATGAAGAATCCTCAAGAGGGTATTCAAGATTTGAGATATATTGATCCGATGAAGATTAAATATGTTCGTCAAGAAAAGAAATCAAATATAAAAGATTTAACTATCAGAGTTAAAAGTGAGAAGGATGATGTTCCTAGTCCACAGTTTGATGAGTATTATCTTTATACTCAAAAACCAAACTATCCAACTGGAATGGTGGTACAGGCAGGAAAAGGTGCTGTAAAAATATCTAAAGATTCGATTACATATTGCACTTCTGGATTAGTAGATCGAAATAAAAATCGTGTTCTTTCATATTTACAAAAAGCAATCAAGGCACTTAATCAATTAAGAATGATTGAGGATAGTCTTGTAATCTATAGATTATCAAGAGCACCAGAAAGAAGAATATTTTATATTGATGTAGGTAATCTACCAAAAATTAAGGCAGAGCAATACCTTAAAGAGGTAATGAATCGTTATCGTAATAAACTCGTATATAATGCACAAACTGGTGAGATAAGAGATGATCGTAAGTTCATGTCAATGATGGAAGATTTCTGGTTGCCTCGTAGAGAAGGTGGTCGTGGAACTGAAATCACAACATTACCTGGTGGACAAAACTTAGGTGAACTTTCAGATATCGAATACTTCCAAAAGAAATTATATCGTGCGTTAGGTGTTCCAGAATCAAGAATTGGTGCTGATAGCGGTTTTAATTTAGGTCGTTCATCAGAGATATTGAGAGACGAACTTGGATTTGCAAAATTTGTAGGACGTTTAAGAAAACGTTTTGCACATATGTTTAATGATATGCTTAAGACACAATTAATTCTTAAGAATATTGTTACTCCAGAAGATTGGAAACAAATGGAAGATCATATTCAATATGACTTCTTATATGATAATCAGTTTGCAGAACTCAAAGAAAGTGAGATGTTACAAAATCGTCTCAGTAATCTTGCTACGATTGAACCTTATATTGGTAAGTATTATTCAACAGAATATGTTCGTAAGAGAGTTCTTCAACAAACAGACCAAGAAATTGAAGAGATTGATATGCAGATTGAAGATGAAATAGAAAAAGGTATTCTTCCAAATCCTGCAGAAGTTGATCCAATAACTGGTGAACCATTACCCCAAGAGGGAGAAGATTTAGGTAATGTTCCTGTAGATGAAGATCCAGATAATGAAGCAGCAAAGATTACAGACGCTCAATATCAAAAAGATACTAAATCGGCAGAGTTATAATACAGTATAAATAAGTATATTGCAATAAATTAATCTTATGGAAGATCTTGTGGATTTGATCGCTACTGACGCTAGTGCTAGTGATATTTCCGATAAAATAAAGGAAAGACTATTTGCCAAAGCAGCAGAGTATGTAGACGCAGCACGACCAGTTGTTGGTGCTGATGTCTTTGGTACAGAAGTGCCAGAACTAGAAAATGCACCCGAAGCAGAATCTGAACTTGAAGTGGAAGACGAAACTACTGTAGAACCAGAGGGAACAGATGGGTAGACTTTTATTAAAAGGTGCAGAGGAAGCATTAGGCACTAACACTGCTGGTGCTAAAATTTTTAGTAATGCAAGACTGGTTCGTGTTGTGAATACTACAAATGCTGCACATTTAGTCACACTTGTAGAAGAAGTTGGTGGAGCAACTCTTGGTTCATTTACATTACCATCTGGTGATGTAGTTGAATTGGAAAAGGAACCACTTAACGGAGTGTTTGCAGCAAACGCAGGAGTTAAAGCTGCTGCCATTGGATATACGAATTAAGAACAATGAAACTAATCACAGAAGAAATTTCTCAAATTAAATTTATCACTGAAAAAGTTGGTAAAGGTAAGAGACTTTGCATTGAAGGCATATTCCTTCAAGGTGGAATCAAAAACCGTAATGGTAGAATGTATCCCGTTGATATTTTAGAAAATGAAGTTAGAAGATACACTAAAACTTTTGTGAGTCAGGGAAGAGCACTTGGAGAATTGGGACATCCCGAAGGTCCAACTGTTAATTTAGATCGTGTATCTCATAAGATTACTTCTCTTGTAAGAGAGGGTAATAATTTTAGAGGTAAAGCACAATTACTATCAACTCCGATGGGTAAGATTGCTTCATCATTAATTGATGAGGGGGTTAAACTTGGAGTATCTTCTCGTGGTGTTGGATCACTTAGAGAGAGTAGTAATGGATGTAAAATGGTTGGGGAAGATTTCCAACTAGCAACTGCAGCGGACATAGTTGCAGACCCTTCAGCTCCAGACGCTTTTGTAAATGGAATCATGGAAGGGAAAGAGTGGATTTGGGAAGGCGGTAGTCTTCGTGAAGAACTCGCAGAAAAAACTCAAAAGACAATTAATACACTTGTCGATCAAAATAGATTAGAGGAAAAGAAGTTAAGTCTATTCCAAGATTTTCTAAATAACCTCTAAGTTAAAAAAATCTATAAATAAGTATAGATTCTTACGAATTCAATCAAAAAACTCGGTAACAATTTACACGAAATGGAAAACATCGAAGAAAACCAGGTCACCGCAGGAGCAGCAAAAGCTGATCCTATGCCATCATCAGGAATTCCAGTAGAGGATCTTGGTGGACCTACACCAGAAAACTACAAGCCAGATGATGATTCTGCAAAACTCAAAGACCCTGCAGCGACCCTTGCTCAAGTCAAGGATATCGTAAATGCAAAGGCTGGTAAAGCAGAATCTGTTGAACCTGAAGGCGATGTAATCGAAGAAGAACCAACTGCAGAAGCAACTGATGAAGTTGTTGCTGAAGAAGAGACTTCTGAAGAGGAAGTTGTTGCCGAAGAGGAAACAACAGAGGAAGAGGTCATCGAAGAGGAAGAGACAATTGACATCGAAGCAGATGTTCAGGCTCTACTCGAAGGTGAAGAACTTTCCGAAGAGTTCCAAGACAAAGCAAGAACTATCTTTGAAGGAGCAATCCGTTCTAAGGTTGCAGAAATCAAAGAAGAATTGCACGAGTCCTATGCTCAAGCACTAGTTGAAGAACTAGATGACATTAAGAAAGGACTAACAGAAAGAGTTGACTCATACTTAGAGTATGTCTGTGATGAGTGGTTCCAAGAGAACGCATTACAGGTAGAGTCAGGACTCAAAACAGAAATGACCGAATCCTTCTTAGAAGGAATGAAGGGTCTTTTTGAAGAACATTATGTAACTATTCCTGAAGACAAATATGATGTGCTTAATAGCATGG